AATGGCAGATACATTGGTTTATTAAGAATCGCGGGCGGTGAAATAAATGAAACCGATAAATGCTTGCTCTCACTATTGTTAACTAATGATTTAGATATCTCCTACCAAGACGTGAAAGAAGTTAAAATGATAATAGCTGCTAAATACTGAGATCCATACATAATGATAATTGAGTACTTTGTAACACTAGCTTCACTATTGTTCGTTTTGATGCTATCAACTATAGGAGTGCTAGCGATATTTGCGGTAATACTGTGTCTACTTCTGAAGAATGATTTCATAGCTAAGTGGTACATATGGTTGGCAGGCATCAACAATGTTAGCTTCGAGCCGAACCTCAATTATTTCATTTTAAAAAACAATTACTTTTGGGCTAAACATCCAAGATCATATAAGATACATCTAACCGCTGATATGACAGATCCTCTAATACCAAGCACCGAATTAACATCATTGGCTGATAAGATAAGTGGCTTATTTAAAGAAGGAACATTTACTGATCTTAAGAAAGCAGTGGAAGAATCATCGATACATATGGCTAATAAGTTGGAATCATTCAAGTTCTTAACAGTGGTGACAACATATATACATGATTACATCAAAACCAAAACACCATTATACAAAGCGACTGTAAATTCGGTTAACAAGTTATGAGATAAATTCAGCGAAGCCGTTAAATCGGTAGCTAAGACTAGTGAACAATTGAAACCAATTGCAGCAGAGAATAATAGTGATGTAGAAAATAACATTGTAAATGACCTCAAGAATAAAGTTAATAATATGTTTGCTGAACTAGATTTGGATCCATCAGCTGGAGGTAGAGATAGATCTGGTACCAAAATGCCGGATAACTGTTGAAAGGGAGACAATGCATCCGATAAACCTGAAACTGATGAAATAACCATCCAAACTGATCCGGTACCACTAGACTCCAAAAGCATAGCTGCCATTAATAAAGCACTCGAACAAAATCGTAAGGACAGTGTTGAATTTGAAGCTTTTAAATTACAGAAAAGGAGAGATGCTAAGAAAAGGCTTGCTCAACAAAATGTTTTATTGATAAATTCTATTAAAGAAAAAATGACAGATCCTCAAGCTAAACACCCAAAGAATAAAGACGCCAACAAAAACGTTAACTACTGATCCATAGATCTGATATTACCAAAAGAAGAACTGAAAGAAGAAGTATCCTCAGATGATGGTGAAGAGGCTTGAATAAGTGTGAAGAAGGATAAATGGATTTTCATAGACACTGAAAGACCAGTTGAAAAGAATTTCGGAGATGTCAAACAATCAAGTGATAGCGATTATGATGAAGAAGAACCCCAATTTTTAAAATGAAAACCAGTCAAAGCAGACGGTTACAAAGATTTGATCGATGATAGAGAAATTTTTGAAAACACGGTTATACCTAGAGATGCCGAAAAAGAAGAGATTGCTAAGTGCAGACGGGATGAGGTCAACAAGTGTAAGAAAGCTTTAATTGGTAGTAGTATAGTTGAGGAAACTAAAACAAGCAGAATTCCTGATAGAATAGGCAAACTAGAACAACTCAAAAACATACTATTAGAATATAAAGACACATGCGACATCTTAGAATTGGATGAACCTTGGAAAAATTATGCTAGAGCTCATGTTGTCAGATTTTGAGTTTACATTGATGAATTAGAACCTTCCTACCTTAATGAATTATTGAAATCCCAGTGTAAATTATTAGCAACAGTAGATGACATATCTTACACAAGATTCTATTTCGCAGCAAAGATTTTATGGTTAATGAGATGAATACCTGAGACAGGAGATTTGATAAAAGATCTATTCAACTGGGTCAAGAACACATTAAACTGGATTAAAGATAAGATTAAGGAATGTTTATCCTCATTCTCTATTATATGGGAAATATTTGACAAAGTTTACAAAGCATTTTTGGAAGGCATTGGCGCAACCAAAGATTTTTGTTATGAAGTTTACATGCAAATATTGGACAAGTTTAAGGAAGCTCTAAATGTTATATGGATGAATTATAACACTATATCAGTAGTGGATATTAGAGCTGAAAAGAATATGTTATCAGATATTAAGGAAGAGATGATCAATAATGAAGCTATGAAGAAGGTATTCAATTTTGTTAACGATGTTGACAAGGCTTACAGATTTTATGATTGGTTGTACGATTATGTCAACAATGAAACGAACAAAGAGGAGTTATCGTGAACTTTCGAGGTTATGAATAAATTCTCGTGATGCTCAGGAATATATCAAAGAATAACAGAAAGAAAGAATAGTTCTTTTGGAACAACAATAAAACTATTTTTTGGAGGTGATGTTGAAACAGCTCAGATATCAATCAAATCAGCAGGATTTTTATCATGGTTAACAACATTTAAGAGACTTGAAAATATCAGCGAGGAAAAAGATCAGGAAACACTAAAAGAAGTAGGAAATCTATCAATTGGTATGTTCCAGAACACATTGAATGGACCATCTTGAGGAGGCAAAGATACAATAACAGTTAATGTACCTAACTCTGGAATATGCACTATCAAAAAGAAATGGCATGTTAATCCATCTTGTATTAAAAAATCAGATTGGGGTAGAGAAACTTTTAAATACTTATGGAACAGGTGACAATACACTAGAGAACAAGCCACAGTTGAGTTTGTAGACGAGCCAGGTGTGAGAGTAGCCAAAGCTAATGATGAATATAAACTAATATGATATGATATGAACCTTGATTACGCTGGCTTAGAGTTTGAATTTCAAGTTACGAATAATGCATCTAAAGCATTGGTCTGATTACATGCTCTAGTTAATATTGATGATACTTTCTATGTCGATTTGGAAGCACTAGGAAGAGAGATAACATGATTTCAAATTTTATCCAAAAACAAGAGAAAGGGCTTAGTCTTTAATGGCTTAGAAGTACATGACACAATACCAGATATTAAGGATATGCTTGAGAATTCAATAATGTATGCATGGGATAGTACAATGGAAAATTGTTTAACCACAGAAACCAAGCAAATGTTTGATCTGCAGAGTATGTATATGAAAAGAAATGTAACAATTGCGGTGCTGTTATTAGACGGAGAAGAGAGAAAAGATTACAACTTAACAGCTAAACCTGGCTTAGCAGGAGCACTTATTCGAGAAAATTTAACCAACGATGGAAAAGGTAAGGTTAACTATGAGGAATATACTAATTGGGAATTATCTGATCAGGCTCTAAAATACGCCATGCTGGATACCGTGTACTTAATGCTGATTCATCCTAAGATCTATGAGCGATTTGAAGATAGCTGAATGGAGGCATATAAGTTGAATTACGCAGATTTTTATTTATCTGTCACAGGCAATTATTGGGATAGTAACAGCGCAGATCTAAAAGACATAGCAACAAGTTATGACGGAGATTCTAGAACAGTTGAGATGATCAAATGACCAATAGCAATGAGAATGGGTTCAGCTGCTCAAGTGATATCCATAGCTGATATCAAACTACCTAAAAGATACATTTTGTTAGACACAGGAGCTGGATTGGATCAAACATCATGTATATTATCCTGAATAGCAAGTGCTATAAACTACAGCAATAAAGCTAGGTGGATTGTTGGAATGCCTGATCCATATGAAAGTATGCTATTATGGTGAGACAAATTAGGGCTGGAACCTCTCCTTAAAGAACCAGGGCATGGTATAACATTGAATGCTCTAATTTCATGGTGATCTCTAAGTAAAATTAATTTGACTGTGAGAACTACAATGACTTATAACTCCTATCTACCAGGCTTTAGAAATGAGGTAGTCACAAAATTTAAAGACCCACGTCTTAAACTACCCTTATTCGTTCACAGATCTCATGCAATGCTGATAATCAAAGATGAAGATAAAGTACTAGAGGAGACATCATTAGTTATCAAAATTGACGACGTGTCAACAGCTATATATGATTGTTGTTGTTTAGCGTGAGATAAAGATTTTTCATTTAAGACTGGAGTTATGGATAGCAATAGAATGATAGAATGATTTGATAGAATGGGATTTTCAAACATAATTGACAAATACTTCTCCGAAGAATACGAAAATCAGGAACATTTATGGGATAAATGGGGTGGCATCAACAAATTTTGGCTTAAATCAGAAGAACTGTACAAACATTATATGGCTCAATCATCTATTCATATAGCTTGGGGAGTCAATATAGATCAAACAATGACAAAAACAAACTTCACATCAGCTTTCGTCAACCCAGTTAAAATTAAGAATATCCAATCAATATGAGGTGAGAGAATTCCAAGTTTGATAATAGAAAATGAAGAACATCCAGGGATACATAAACTAACAAGTAAATGTCACGGAGCTTATAAATGGGTAAATAAGGATTACCTAAGCATAGACAGGTTCCGAATTGATAAAGCATGAACACAAAACACTGGTTGAGCCTATCAAGTTGGACCAATCTTTGACAGCATCAAGCTAGAAATCCATAAATCATGCAATCACAATAAAATAAGAGCAATTATGCAGAGAGTGGCTTCATCTAATGTTGTAGGATCACGAACTGAAATATGAAAATTTTTGAAATTTGCTGAACAAGAACTCTCACTTTTCATACAACAAGACCCTAGAATAGGAGAGCTCATAGAACAAAGTGCTTACAGAGTTCACGAGTACATAGAAAACGCAAATAAAACTAGAGGTGTGAAAGATAAATATCATAAGAGTTGGGATGACGTCTGAGCTGGCAAAGCAATAAAACCTAAGATCAAGATGTTCATCAAGAAAGAAGTGTTAATGACCGATAATTCAATAGCCAGAGCTATTCAACCTAGAGAAGACTGAATCAGAAATGCCATGGGACCACTATATGAAAGCATTGCTAACGCCTGACATACAATACCTGGCATAATCAAACATATCGGTGAGAATGATAGATTGGATTACATCGTTAAAACTCTACAAGACTGTCATAAATTTCTTGAAACTGACTTTTCAAAGTATGATGCTTCACAGAAACCTTTACTTTTGGAAATAGAAAGAATTGTTATGGATCTAATTGACAGAAGACTTTTTGAATTGTACACCATAAACCATACACATGCCACAAGTGGAATGACTTCGGATAATAGTATCAAGTACTCAACTATAAGATGAAGAGTCAGTGGCGAAACAATGACTGCGATGGGAAACACCATTTTGACAAAATTATCCTTACAATACGCCGCTTTAGAGCAAGGAATAGAAACAAGATACACATCTATTGTTGAGGGGGATGATTCAATAATTGGATTGAGGGAAGATATAGATATTGCTAAATTTGAAGCAACATTAATGAGGTTGGGATTAAAAACAACTATTAGTGTTAAAGAAGAATTGGCTGGATGCACTTTTTGTAAACAACTTATTGTTAAAGACAAAGGGGGTAAATACGGTTGGTACAGGAATCCAAAACATGCTTTGTTCAAGTTAGGCTGGTCAGATAAAAATAGAGGTAAACCATATTCTAAGGGAGCTGAATTGTACCTGTGTGCCAAAATTAACTCGCTTAAACATGAATACAGAGGTATAGATCTAATGCAGAAATTATTCAACACAATATTGGACAAGATGACATACAAAACTGATAAACTGTGCTTTGATAGATACCAAACAGAAATGGTCTCAGATGAAGCAGCAAATTTTGAGTTTGAGAACCACTTTAAAGAAGATATGATCAGGATGATTGATATCATTGAAGAGAAAGGTTATCTCATCAAAATGAACGGAGCCCAATTCCCTAAAATATTTGAAGGAGAAATTTCAACAACACCAGCTACAGTGGATAATGTAGTTGTAACACATTGAGTTTGTATTACCCAAGGAATGAACAACATTGAAATCGGGAAATCAATCCAAAAGAATTGAATTAATAGTAAAACTGAAAAGATACTTTGATTAAAATCTCCCTACTTAAGTGAATGTAAAAACTTATTTACAAACAATAATAGATTTTAAAATTTTTAAAACAAACAACATTAAAATGGAATACGCAAAACCAGAAGAGGTTTACAACTATTGGGAAGCGCTTGAGAACCCACTTAAAGAAGCATCAGTTAAAGCAGCCCTAGGAGAAGGATTGAAAGCTAAAGCTATAGCTCCAGGGGATTATTTCCCAGGACTAATAGCAGAAGAAACTAAAGCAACAAAGATTAATTGAGCAGTCATTTACGATTTCACCACAGCATCATTGGTAAGGAACAAACTTGCAGCCTGAGCGCAGATGGGGTGTATAGTGCATATACCCACTTCGTTAGCTAAGGACATGAAGAAGGAGTCAAATCCATCTTTCAAACGTTGGATTTAAAACTTTCACAGCTCATAACGCAAAAATGGGAGTCAATTGGAGTGTAGCAAACAATAGATATGTCGTTAACTCTAAACCACAATTCGCTCAATCTAAGTACAGCGATTTTAGAAAAAGTGCATTAGCGATTGGAGCCAAGTTACCATCAGTGGAGTTTAATATTGCACCACCAGAAGGCAGTTTCAAAGGTAAATATGCCAGTAAGGACGTTGATTTTTCCAATGGATTTAAATTCAACAACAACTACAATTATGAAGTTAAAGGTGTTTGAGATGAAGAAGTTTGAGGAATTTTAAGGAGTAAAGATGAGGAAATCAAAACACTGGAAGAAGAATTGGAATCATTAACCAACCAATACTCTGAAGCTAAAGAGTTGAGAGAACGACTAATGACAGAAAATGATAAACTGAAATCAGGAGAAGATGTTAGTGAAAAGATGATCAAAGCAATGGCTGATGTATATTATCAAGCAACATCAGGTCTCACAACAGATGAGATGAGGTATGTAGTTGGAATGGTTGAACCTTTTTCACCAAACGCTATTGGAACCAGAATACCTTTGAGATACGGAGAGAAAACATTAACTTTTAAAGAAAGACTTGAAATAAACTTAGGAGCAATCACAGACGGATTATTTTACTACAACTTCCTAACTAACAAATTGCAACCAGCGGTATTATTCACAGGAGCACAACTAAGTAATGTTCTATCTACAGGAACTTCAGGATTTATACCAACTATAGAATATTATACAAATAGAACTTGTTACTCAGCTTTGTTAGCTTCAGCAGGATCATCAACATCTTACGGGAGTGTGTTATCACAAGATGTAGCATCAGGACTTAGATTAGTAGCAGGAGGAATCAGACTGATTAAGACATCAAAATCAACAACGGAAGGTGGAGTTATAAAAGCCATATATATAAGAAAATCAACATCAGCAGCATCAGATTTATCAGATTTCATAGATAATATGGCTGGATCATCTGATTACATTAGAATAACACCATCAGCTATGAATCTAGAAAATGATAGAGAAGGGAATTTACTCCAAGTTAACTACAAACCATGAGATTTGAACGAAATGGAGCAAATGCATGCCAGGACAAGTTTATTCTTAAATGAAACCAAAACAACAGATGGAAATTCACATGATTTAGGAATAAAAGCAGGGTTATCAAGTGCGACGTCACCAATTACATTCTGGCCAAATGGAGCTAATACTGTCACAGTTTTAGATGAATTTTACAGAGACCACTCAGTACTGATAAGTTTCCAAGGTTGATCAGGAATCAGTTACTCAATAGAAACAGTGAGACACTATGAAGGAATACCCAATGATAAAGGGCTACTGTTAGAAGTCAGACCTGTACATTTAGAATCAGAGGATACACCAGATGCATTATTAAATACTGGTATAAATCAAGTTCTGGAAGCAGATGTTGAAAGAAAAGAAATATTTGGTTTCAGATTTTGGCAAATACCAGCGATGTTGTCAGCAGATACATATAGTAAATTGGGATTAAGCAAATTCTTGAAGGAAATTTCTGAGAATGACAAATTAAAACAAGTGTTAGTCAACACAGTCAAAAAGATATTACCATTATATCCAGGAGGACATAGAATAGTTGACTTAGCAGTAAACATGTTAAAATCAAAAATGAATTAAATTTTTAATTGCAAAGTAAACCAAAAATGATAAAAAAAAAAAAAAAAAAAAAAAAAAAAAAAAAAAAAAAAAAAAAAAA